ATTTAGAAGAAAATATTTGGGGTAAGAAAAAATTCTCCGATTTGTTAAAGGAGATATATGAAAACTCTAAGAAAAAAGAAGCCCAAATCAATGCTTTAATAGGTGAATTAAAACCTTTAATCAATGACATAGGTGATGCTACTTTAATAGTTCCTTTAATTAAGGAATACATGGAATTAGGTATCAAAAATGATGAACAACTTATTAAAATGGCTACTATCGCTCAACGAGCAATTGCTACTGGAAAATCAAGTGAAGAAGGATTTGGTATGACTGAAGAAGAAAAAGCTCAATTGTTAAATGAAGTTAAAAAATTTAATTCAAAAGACTAATGTCGCATAAATTTGGATTTCCTGCAATGACTAATAGGGCTTTAGGGAATAAACCTAATACCCCCTCATCTCCTTCTAAAGGTGGGAAAATATTAGTTAGAATTATAGATATAATTTTAGATGAAAATCATCCCAATTTTAATTCTAATGCAGGTCTTAACCAAATAGGACAAATCACAGCAGAAACAGTCTCAATTAATTCCTCAGTTAGACCTAGAATTTACACAGCAACTCCTGCGTTTCCTGATAAAAAGAATTTACCATTAATAAACGAATATGTTTATGTATACCAAATTGTAAGCCCTAATTCTATAGGTGGTTCATGGGTATATGATCCACAACCTATATCATTGTATGGAATATTATCACCAAACGCAAACCCATATCCTTCATCCATATCTGATCTTAATCCATCATCACAAAAATTAGATTATACTCAAGTTGAATTAGGAGCATCTAATATAACAGATAATCAATTAGTTGAACTTGATTTAAATTCTAAAACCAACCCAAGTCAAAATACATTTGTAGAAAAAGGAAATATTCATCCCTTAATGCCTTTTGCAGGGGATATAATTTATGAAGGAAGATGGGGGAATAGTATCCGATTAGGTTCTACAGCAAAATCAAAAAGTAAGTATGTTAATAATTGGTCAATTGCTGGAGAAAATGGGGATCCTATTACTATTTTAAGAAATGGGCAAAATCCAAATTCTGGGGATTTTGGTGCTGAACCTATTACTGAAAATATAAGTAAAGATTTATCCTCAATATATTTAACTTCTACTCAAAAAATTCCATTTAGTTTAGCAAATGAGAATTTCATTTCTTATACAAAACCACCTATAACCCCAGCTTCATTTACATCTCCACAAATAATTTTAAATTCAGATAGAGTAATTCTAAATGCTAAAACTGATAATGTTTTAATTAGTGGACAAAAATCAATTGGTTTATCTTCAAATGAAAGTATAAATTTAGAATCTGATAAAGTTTATATAGGGTCTAATGATATTAGATTAGGAGATAAAAATGCTACCCAACCTGTTTTAAAAGGAGATGACACTGTAACTCTACTTAAACAAGTAATTACTGAACTTTTAAACATTTCAACAGCACTTAAAACTATTCAAATATTCCCTGGAGGAGCACCTTCCCCAGACCCTATTATAGGCCCAACAGCTAACATAGCAGCCACTAATTTGAATACTATTCTACAACAAATAGATAAAATTAAATCTAATTTTGTAAAAACTAGTTAAAAAATGATATCCCATTCTACAGGAACTATAGTTAACATTTATTTAAACTCACCATTAGTTGGGGCTGTGGTAAGAGTTAATACATTTACTACTACTACTGATAAAAATGGAAATTTTAAAATCCCAATCTCTGAAATCCCAGAATATTCTCCTTCAATTTCTCCAAACCAAATTTCAATTTCAATACCAAACTACCAGGCTTTAAATATAACCCCCTATAAAGGAGACGGAAGTGTAAAAGAAGATATAGGGGTAATAGGATTAACCCCTTTATTAGATAGTTTAGACGATGAAAAAATATCTTCATCCCAATTAAAAATTGAACAAATTGAAGAAATATCTTTATCAAAAAAAGACTTTAAATATTTTGCTCAAAAGAAATTAATTGATTTAGTTAATAATGTAAAATCAACTTTAATACCTTTAATATTAACTTTAATATCTAGGTTTGGGATATCTCAAGTAGAAAAACTTATCCAACAGAAAAAGAATAATATTAATGATATCAAAGATCAAATAATATGTCCTACCCCACAAGAATTATCTAAAATAATATCTAGAAAAAATAAAACAGTAAAACAATTAAACAATGCTATTAAAACAATAGATAAAACAACTAAAGCTTTAGGCATTACTGGAGGAGTTATAACTTCATTAGAAATAGCATTTAATATTTTAAAAAATCTTCCTATACCTTCTGCTGTTCCTCCCGGAGTAGGTCTTCCCCTTAATGTTATTTTAGGAGTCCAAGATGGAAAAGATAAAATTGGAAAAATTATAACCTCACTTAAAACAGTTAATGCTGGGTTATTAGTTATATTAGTACTTTTAAGGCAAGTTTTAACTCAAGCAGTCCAATATTTAAATTTACTTGATACCCTTATTCAACATTGTGCACCTGACTCTTATCAAGAACAAATCTCAACAGAATTAATAGCTTTAACCACTCAACAATCAAACCAAGAATCCCCAGTAGTTACAAATGTAAATGGATTTGAAATGGGAGTTGAAACAGAAACTACAACAAATCCTTTAAAACGTAGAAGAGCAATAGCTAGAAATAAAAGTGGTGTAGTTATGTTAAAAGGAGAATGGTCTTTTAGCTCAATTGATCAGATATTAATAGATGAACTTGTATTTTATATACAACAAAACAATTTAAAAGCAGATTAACCCTATATTTATAACCATATGAAAACCGACGGATTAAAAAAAATAATTAAAGAAGCTGTACGAGAAGCAATTCAAGAAGAATTAAAAGATATTTTACTTGAAGCTGTTCGTTCACCAAAACAAATAGTTAGAGAATCTATTCAACCTGTAGGAACCCCAAAATCATCATTTACTCAACCAACTGTGGATTTAAGACAAAAATATAAAGATGTACTAGGAGAAACAGCTTTAAGTTTCACCTCAAACGATATTCAACCAGCTTTTAGACCTCAATCAAGTGACCCAGTAAATGGTAATTTAGGTACCGGTGAGCTAGGAATGGATCAGATTATGGGACTTTTAAATAGTAAATAATGGCGTTTAACCCACAACAAATATATCCTATTGATTTAGATAATAGCGCTGCTGTTGGGGTAAACTTACCTTTAAATGGTCCTGCTGTTTTTATATCAAATTTTCAAACAAAGGATGCTATAAAAAATAATTTAATAAATTTTTTCTTAACTAACCCTGGAGAAAGACCATTAAATCCAACATTCGGGGGTGGATTAAGAACATTTATTTTTGAACAAATTACTACAGACAATTTAAATTTTCTTAGAGAAGACATAAATAGTAAACTTGCCATATATTTTCCCAATATAAATATAGAAGATCTTATAGTAGCAGGACAAGAAGATTTAAATCAAATTACTGTAACTTTAAAATATTCAGTAATTAATACTAACATAACAGATACTTTAGAAATCCAACTTTAAAATGGCTAATACAAATAGAGATATAAAATATATTAATCGTGATTTTTCTGATTTTAGACAACGATTAATAGAATATTCTAAAACATATTTTCCTAACACATATAACGATTTTTCCCCTGCATCACCTGGTATGATGTTTATAGAACAATCAGCATATGTTGGAGATGTTTTAAGCTTCTATTTAGATAACCAATTACAAGAAACCTTTACTCAATATGCTCAACAAACAAATAATATTTATGAATTAGCTTACATGTTTGGGTATAAACCAAAAGTTTCCACAGCAGCCCAAGTCACTTTAGATTTTTACCAACAATTACCAGCTAAAACAATAAGTGGAGAAGTAGTACCTGATTTTGATTATGCTTTAACAATTGGGGAAAATACAACTATAACTTCCCAAACAGGTGCTTCTTTTATCATACAAGATAAAATTGATTTTTCAGTTTCTAGTTCCCAAGACCCTACAGAAATTTCAGTCTACCAAATTTCAGGAAATACACCTCAATATTTTCTTTTAAAGAAAAGTAGAAATACAATCTCTTCTACTATTAACACAACTTCATTTAATTTCACTGATCCTATTCCTTTCCAAACAATAAACATTACAGCGAATAATTTTATCAAAATTTTAGATATTATAGATTCTGATGGAAATATATGGTATGAAGTAGATAATTTAGGACAAGAAATGGTTTTAGATAGTATAAAAAATACTAATATAAATGATCCTAATGCAGGTACAGATGCTCCATATTTATTAAGACTTAAAAAAGCCCAACGTAGATTTGCTTCTCGTATATTATCAAATTCAACCATCCAACTCCAATTTGGAGCCGGCTCTCCAAATAATATTGATGAGGAAATAGTACCAAATGCTAATAATGTTGGAATTGGGTTACCTTTCATACAAGACAAACTAACAACAGCATACTCCCCAGTAAATTTTTTATTTACTGGAACTTATGGTATATCCCCATCAAATACAACATTAAATGTTAGATATTTAACAGGTGGGGGAGTTTCATCTAATGTAAATTCAAATACTTTAACAACAGTATCTCCAACTAATGTCAAATTTAATAATACTAATTTAAACCCAACAATTGCTAATTATATATTTAATTCATTATCCTCAAATAACCCATTAGCTGCCTCAGGAGGTAAAGGAGGAGATACTTTAGAGGAAATCCGTCAAAATTCTTTAGCCCTTATAGCATCCCAAAAACGTTCAGTTACAGCAGATGATTATTTAATTAGAGCATTAAGTATGCCTTCACAATATGGGGCTGTATCTAAAGCATATATTGAACAACCAAAATTAACAGATAATCAAGTTTCTACTATTGAAACTTTAAATTTATATATTTTAACCCAAAATTCTAGTGGTCAACTAGATTATGCTGGTGATGCTTTAAAAAATAATTTAAGAACATATCTTTCCCAATATAGAATGATAGGGGATAATATTGAAATTAGGGATGCATTTATTATTAATATAGGTGTAAATTTTGAAATCACAGTATTACCAAATTACAATAACAGTGAAGTTTTATTAGCTTGTATTTCTACTTTACAAAACTATTTTGATACAAATAAATGGCAATTAAACCAACCTATATTATTAAAAGACTTATATATTTTACTAGACAAAACCCCAGGAATTCAAACAGTAAAAAATGTTTCTATAACAAATAAAGCAGGAACCTCCTCAGGATACTCCCAATATACCTATGATATAGCAGGTGCAACTCAAAATCAAGTAATTTATCCTTCACTAGACCCTAGTATTTTTGAAGTAAGATACCCAAATTCTGATATAAAAGGTAAAGTAGTTCCTTTATAATTGCATATTTATAATAAAACATTATAAATGGCTGTTTATAAAATTTTCCCCTTACAGGATACTACTTTATATTCTAATCATCCTGTAATGAACACAGGACTAGATGCAATATGTGAAATATTTAATATTTTAGGTATTGATGGTAATCCTGGAGTAGCAAGATATTTAACCCAATTTGACCAGGAAGAAATCAATGATGTTATAGATAATAAAATTAATGGGGCTGAATATAGCGTATATTTAAGAAATTTTATTGCTACCGCTCAAGGAATAAATTCAACAACTGCTTTTGAAGTATACCCTATAGCTCAACAATGGAATAATGGAACAGGTCATTATTTAGATTCTCCCCAAATAACAGATGGAGCTTCTTGGAAATTTTCAAACTATTCAGGATCAGGTTTTTGGAGTTTAAGTGGTTCATATAATGGATATTCTTATACAGGTTCATATGACCCTTTTAATTCTGAACCTGGTGGAGGAAATTGGTTTAATGACCCATCTTTTCAAATTACCCAATCATATTCATTACGTGAAGTAAAAGACTTTGATTTAAACACCAGTAATATTGTTGATGCTTGGTACTCTTCTTCTATTCCTAACTATGGGTTTATAATTAAATTATCAAGCTCATTTGAATTTTCTCCTAGTCAATATGTACAGCCTATCTTAAAATATTATAGTGTTGATACAAACACAATTTACCCTCCAACACTTGAATTTAGATGGAATGATTATACCTCATCAATAACTCCTTCTTCCCCAATTATAGATACAATTGATGTTAAAATGTCTTTAGATGGAAATACTGGTGTTTTTTATCCTGACAGTGTAAACAGATTTTATATTAATGTAAGTCCTTTATACCCTACTAGAGTATATCAAACATCGTCATTGTATACTAATTTAAATTATTTACCAACTTCTTCATATTACGCTATAAAGGATTTGGATACTAATGAATTTGTTATTAACTTTGACGAAACATATACTAAAATAAGTTCTGATAGTAAAGGAAATTATTTTGATATTTACATGAGTGGCTTAGAACCTGAAAGATACTATAAAATTTTAATTAAAACTGTAATTAATGGTTCTACTTTAGTATTTGATGACAATTACTATTTTAAAGTTATTAATGAATGAATGAAAATATAAAATTTCAAAAGCAGGTATTTAATAAGGGGGATTATTCTAAAATAATAGATACTTCTTTTAAACAACTTGGTGTTCAAACAATTCAACAACAAATTGAAGAACAACCAACTGTTGAAGATTTTTTTAATATGTACAATGATTTATTTTACGATATACCTGAAACAGGAGAAATAAATTCACATGAATTTCTAATCAAAAAAAGTAGTGAATATATTAATTTTGACCCAAACCAGGAAGAAATAGAAGCATTACAAGCTGAAATAGCTCAATTAAGAACAGATTTACTTGATTCACAAAAACAAGTAATAGAATTACAAACAGGAACAACATTAGCTAACCCACAATAATGGCAGCAGAAATTATTCAAATTGATACCCAAACCTTTACTTCACAAACATATGAAGGACAAGATACAAACTTGATCCCTACATTTGAAGTTCCTACTAATCTTTCAGAAAATAGTTATATTGAATATTTTACATATGACAATAATCAAAATATACTAACTTCTGACTACAATTTTACCCAATATACAATTCAAAATGATGGTCAATCCGCTGGTAATGAAGGAAATATATCTCAAATAATAGTAGATCCTGAACAAGTTTTAGTAAATAATGGATTTGATCAAGGAGAATATATTACATATTTTAATTTTTTCAACAAACAAGTAGGTTCTAATCTAGAACAACTTTATATCTCAGAAATATCTTCTGATAGAACAGAAATTCGTTTAGATAGTACTGTTCTTTCCAATCCTGATATTGTAGAGCAAACTACAAAATTCATTAGTGAACGAGAAAACAGTGAGTATTTTTTAGATTTTTATTTAAACTTTGGTGACAACCAACTTATCATATCAAATAATGTTGTTTTAGATAATCAAGACCCAACTAATCCAACAGTATTAATTAAACTATATGAACCATTACCTGAAGAATTTGATATAAATTCTACATTATGGGTAGTATCTCTTGTTGAAGAACCGAGAGCATATCAAGTTACTTTTGAGGAAGAACCTATTATTTTTGTAGATACCGTTAATATTAGTGGACCTAATTTTAATTTAGATATAAAAGATCAAGTAAATAATTCAACTTTAGAATTATCATATATTGATTTAATTACTACATCTTTAACAAGTTCTCAAAACCAATTAAATAGTTTATTAGAGGAAAAAGAAATAGATATAAACGTAGACTATACAGATTTTTCTAATTTTGTACATTTTAGTTCAGCACAAACACGTTTAGAGAATTTTTACTATAAAACCCAATTAATAGAACAATACTCTTCATCTATTGCTGTATTAAATAATACTGTTAATTCCCCATTAAATGTTAGTAGTAGTGCTGCTGTATATGAAAGTAAAATAAGTGAAATCATAACCAATTTTGATGGTTATGAATATTTCTTATACTATGAAAATAACCCATATACTTGGCCTAAAACTAATAATCAAAAACCATATACTTTAGAAAAATCAGATAGTACAATTGTTTTATCTTGGATTGGAAGCACAAATGAATATAGTCCATATTATGGAGGTTTAATTTTATCTGCCTCGTTATACGATAATAACAATAAAGATAACCTTTTATTTACAATCCCTGAATATCTAAGAGACGATCCTGAAAACAACCAATATGAATTATTTGTTCAAATGGTTGCTCAACATTATGATAATATTTGGATATATTATAAAGAGGTAACCCAAAAATATAATGCTGATAACCGTTTAGAATACGGTATTTCAAAAGATATAGTAGCGGATGCTATTCGTGATTTTGGAGTTAAATTATACCAAAACAATTTTTCAAATGATGATTTATACACCGCATTCTTAGGTATCACACCAGAAGGTGGTTTATTCCCTTTCCCAAATATAACAGGATCTTTACCTACCCCTCCAGGATTTGAATACATAAACACTTTAATTTCAGCATCAAACGATTATATGCCGTTAGATGATGTAAATAAATCGTTATATAAACGCATTTACCATAATTTACCATACCTGCTTAAATCAAAAGGTACTTTACCTGGTTTACGTGCTTTAATTACTTCATACGGTATTCCTGATACTATTTTAAGAATTAATGAATTTGGAGGGAAAGATAAAATAAACGTAAACGATTGGGATTCATGGCAAAATGAATTTAACTATGCATTTAATACTTCAGGAAGTAATTTTATATCTTCATCATGGGAGTTAAATCCTACTTGGAATGCTCCAAATAATGTTCCTTCAACATTGATGTTTAGATTTAAAACAGATGGTCTTCCTTCAAACAATATTCTATACTCTCAAAGTTTATGGTATGGTGATGGAGGAAGTGCTTTAGTATTAAAATACACAGGGTCAGCATATGTAAGTGAATCATATTCTGGTTCAATAATTGACCCGTATTACCAATATGCTAATGTAATATTTTACCCTGATGTAAATAATTCTACCCAAACAGCAAGTGTTTATTTACCATTTTATAATGGTGGATGGTGGTCTGTAATGGTTACTAAAAATTCAAATACTTATACATTACATTCACAAAATAAAATATATGAGGGAGGGGATAATGGAACTCTTTTAGGTTTTAAAGCATCTAGTTCTATAACATATGCTTCTAGTGCTTGGACTAATACTTCTACAAGTTATTTCCCTGTTAGTTTCTCTATTTCAGGTACCATAGGATATGATATATCAGCATATGATGTTGGAGTATATGATGAGGTAGGAAATTTAGCAGGATCATTTATACCATTTGTTGGAGCTTACCAAGAAATTAGATATTATACAGTCCCAATAAGTGAAAGTGTATTCATAGACTATACAATGAACCCACATTCAGTTGAGGGAAATTCATTAAATAGCTCTCCAGATGAATTAGCTTTTAGAGCCTCAATTGGAGGAGAACAATACACAGCTTCAATTTCTATACATCCTAAAGTAACTGGATCTTGGCAAACAACTCATTCATTTGCCTCTGATAGTAATTTTTACTATGATACTTCACCTAATTTTATACCAAATGTTGAATATACTTTTGCTGATCAACCTATAGCAGGTATTAAAAATATTGTAAATGATAAAATTAGAGTAGAAAATAATGTATTACCTGAGGGAGATACTTTATCTCAATATAGATCACTTTCTCAACAAGCTAATATATCCCAAAGTTATACCCCAAGTATTAACTATTTAGAGGTAGCATTTTCACCACAAAATGAAATTAATGAAGATATAGTTGATCAACTTGGATATTTTAACATAGGAGAATTTATTGGAGACCCTAGATTAAGATCATCATCAGCTGAGTCATACCCTGCGTTAGATCAATTAAGGAATGAGTATTTCACCAAATACGTCAAAAATTATAACTTAAAAGATTTTATACGTTTAATTAAGTTTTTTGACAACTCATTATTTAAAATGATTAGAGATTTTGTACCCGCACGTACAAGTCTTGCCTCTGGTATTGTTATCAAACAACATTTACTTGAAAGAAACAAATACCCACAACCTCAAATGTCTTGGGAAAACTTAGATATTTCTGGAACTTTAAAACCAACATGGAATGGGTATGAACCTGGAACAGTAGAAAATTTTGAAGGTGGAACAGGAGGTTCTTTTGAACCATTTAATCTAGCAACTAATGTATCTCAAAGTTGGTATGAAACTATTCAAACCCTTTCAGGCTCAGTAAATATATTACACAATTCACAAGATGAGTTTTATAATGGAGAATTTAGTGGCTCAACTATTTTAATTTCTGATGGGATTGTAAATGAAGCTTATCCTATAGAAAATAAAGCATTTGATTACAAACAAATATACTATTATGGGACTTCATCTAAAGAAAGTTCTGTATTTGAAGATAATTTTTTAAACCCTAATACCTCCCCAGAGGATGGAGAAATATTGTTTTTTAGTCAAGTTAAAAGAGTAAAAGTTTCTTTAATTTTCATTAATGTTTATACTTTTAAATATTTAAAAATTGCTAAAACTGATTGTAATGGAAATAATAATGATGTTCCGTTAAGTCAAACAAAGAAAATTTTAGTTAATACTCCACTTTCAACAGGAACTTTTGTTATAGAATATGATGTTACACTTATAGGTGAAAGTGGTAATTATTACTTATATGAAATAAGTTCTGCTAAAAAACAAGGAATCTTTACACCTTATAGTCCTTTTGGTTTCCCAAACCAAGTATTAGATTATTACGTATCTGCTTCAAAAACCACCACAGACCCATTTTCCTCACAACCCATTAGAGTAACTAGTTGGCAATCTGAATCAGGAGATGTTCTTGGATATTTCAACCCAATTTCAGGAATATATAATTTACAAAATACCCCCAACACACCTCTTATAATTTCAGCATCATTTAATGTATCCCAATCAGGTGCAGGAAGTGCTGGTACATGTTCTATTTCATTTTTTGATAGTATTGCTAATAAAGTATCAACCAATTTAGCTTCAGTAACTTTCCCATCAACTTTTACTGGAACAAAAACAGTATCAACTACCTACTATGGAGTAGAAGGAGAAAATATTTGTCTTTCAATTAAAGGAGGAACCAATGTTAAATTAACTGGTTCAAATTTACTTATCACCCAAAGTAGAGCAGTAAGTTCCTCAAATTGTGAAAGTTTAATTCTTGAACCTTACATTTCTCTTCCGAATTTTTATAATAGCGATGAAAATGCTTTAATTAATAGTGTTGATGGATTAAGAGATAGCTCTTATTATATGGATGTTGATTACACATCAGGTATAACAACCCCAGTTAATTTTAATCAATTAATAGATGGAAGTGCTACTAGAGCAAAAGTACAAGATTCGAATTATACAACTAAACGCCATATCCTTCCTAGATATGAAGGTTCAAGATCAACTTCCCAATTTTTAAACAAATGGTCCTTTAATGATGTTGGTACTTTTGGTAAATTACCAACAATTGAAAATGTAAGTTCATTTGTTGCTTATGCTCCTAGTATTGGAGGATGGCCTCCTGAACGTATGAATGCATCTGCTATATTTATAAAATATTTAATTGACCAAAACGGAGATGTTTTAATCCCCAATACATCTGAAAATTCACTATCAATTACTCAACAAAATTTTAGATCAGGAGATAAAGTAAGAATCACAGTTCCATCTCAAGGAAGTGGAGAAGTATCTAATTTAAGAACAATAATTAGAGGGGGTACTCGTATTGAACCTATTTTATATACTCAATTTGGAAGTACTCCAAATGCACAATGGAATACAACAATAAATTTTGAAGATATTATTCCTTCTGATGCTGGAGTTGTAGGAAACTACACAGCCTTATTTAAAAAAACCAATATCCAATTCCCCATCCCTCAGAATGGTACAACTTTAATTATTTTTCAACAATCAATTTATGGAAATTCCTATTATAATACTAATGGGTATCAAATACCTTCTTCAGCTATTATTGATGGAGTTAATTTAATATTTGAAGCCCAAGTTAAAATAGATGGTGATTTTATTGGTTTTGGTACTTACGTTGTTCAAATATTTAATTCTACTACAGGAAAGGTATTAGGTGAAGTTTCCAATAAAAATAATCCTGCTTATTCATCTCCAAATTTTAACGGAATTTTTTATGTATCTGCAACTTTAAATAACTCCCAACTTCAAACTAATGATATTATAAAAGTTCAACTTAAAACTAGTACTGTTAATCCTTTAACTTTAATCCAAAGTAATTCCACCTCCTTTAAAATCACTCAATACCCAGCCTATACAACCCCAATAACATCTTCAGGGGTTAATTCAATTTGGGGATATGCAGATACAACAAATTATCCATATGTTATAACATCTTCTAATTCAACTTTAGTTGAGTTATATGACTCAAATGTTAAACAATCCAATATATCAGGATCAGGATTTAATCCTATATCTTTACCTTGGTCTATAAAATATGGGGATGAATTTAGATTTGAGGGAAGAGAAGACTTTACATTTATTGTAGGACAAGTATTCAACCCTGCTGAAAGTGGCTCAGGACGTTTATTTGAAACAGGATCTATTGAAGTCCATTTTAGTACTAATCTCCCAGTAAGTGCTAGTTCCTCGATATTTAATTTAGACCATTTTTTAATTAGAAGATATGTTGATGATGCTTCACAAATTTTAATTGAAGGATTCAAACCAGTAAACACAAATGGACCATACATTATAACCCCAGAATATGTAACTGATTCATTAAACAAAAACGCTGATACATTTATTACGGATCTTACCGAAAGAGGTTTGCTCTAGCAATATTTATTAGTATAATACATTTATATAATATAAAACAATGGGATATTTAAACAATACAGTCGTTACAATTGACGCTATACTAACAACAAAAGGTAGAGAACTTTTAGCTAAAAATGATGGTTCTTTTAGAATTACACAATTTTCATTAGCAGATGACGAGATAGATTATACCTTATATAATCCAAACCACCCATCAGGTTCTTCATTTTATGGAGAAGCAATTGAGAACATGCCTTTACTTGAGGCATTTCCTCTTGAAACTCAAATCATGAAATACAAGTTAGCTACTTTACCTCGTGGAACCGCTAAACTACCTGTACTTGATTTAGGTTATTCTGCTATTACTTTAGTTCAAGGAGCTTCACTTGCAATTACTCCACAAACATTGAATTATTTAGGAAATAACCAAACATATGAAACAAGTGGATATTCAGCTACAATTTCAGATGTTAGATTAATGAGCACATTTACTGGAATAGGAATCAACACACCATCAGCTCAATCAGCTAATACTCAAACAACTACATTAGGTACTAATGTTTCTACAACAGTAATAGGTTCTCAAATCAACTTAAGAGCAACCACAGTAAATACATTATTTGGAACAAACACTCAACTTTCAGCTACATTAACTGTTGTAGGTTTAGACAGTGGAGCTAGATTAACTATTCCTATTACAATCAACAAAACCCAATAAAATAATAAACAATGTCATTTAAAAGATTTGATCCCGAAGACTTTTTAGTAAGCAGTGATTCAATTACCTCTACATTATGGTCAAACGGAGTCCCAACATTATCAACATTTTTTACTAGTTCCCTTCAACAAGCTAGTTCTGCTGGAAATTATTATGCAAGTGTTTATAATACTTCCTCAAACGAACAAGAAATTCAATTTGATATAGTATATTGTGATTCTCAAGGGAGTGGTAGTACATGGTTTAATCAAATTGTAGATTTTGCTTCCCCAACAAAAACAATGTATGGTCAATATCGTGCATTGATTTTAGAAGATGAGAATGCAAATTTCATATTTGGGAAAGGAAATAACGTTATAACAGGCTCGTATTTTTGGGTATTATCTATAGAACGTGCACGATATAAACAATCATTGTTTCCTGGGTCTTTAAATTTAACTCTTTTGGGCCCAAACAGTGAGATCATTAATTTAACAGATGACTCCCAAGACAACCCAGTAAATACATTTATTGGATCCTCTCGTGTTTACCAATTAATTTCAGGATCAAATGGAACAGCAGGATCTTTACTAAACAGTGGATATGTACCCGGATCAGGATCATATGGTTTAGTATTCCCTGATTTAGGAACTATTATATTAAACCCATTTGCATTATCTCAATCACTTGAACTTTTTCCAAGCCGCTCAAACAATTCAGATGGAGGAAATAATGGAAGATTATTTACAGCTATTAGTGGAGGAGCTTCATTTGCTTTAAACTCAGAAGAAACAATCACCTCAGATTATGTATTTGTTAGAGCAAGAAACAGTGAATTTAACTACTCAGAAAATCCTTCATTTATTTCTGGTTCTACTGGTGAGGTAATTTACGATAATTTTATAAATGCCCCTCAAACATACATCACAACTGTGGGAATGTATAATGATTCAAATGAACTCTTAGCAGTAGCTAAATTATCTAGACCATTATTGAAAGATTTTACAAAAGAAGCATTGATTAGAGTAAAACTTGATTTTTAAGAATGAATGAGCGTCTACAAACCATTCATAACTTCTGACGTTATTGTCTCACCTTTTAAGGTAAATAAATCATTTACTTTTAAGGGAAATGAACTTACTGGCTCAAACGTAGAAATTGATAGATATATTGGAAGAAATATTACCTCATCTTTATGGGTTTCTGGTTCATACCCTACAGGACATATTACTACTCAAGATGAAATTCTAGTATACCGTTCCATAAAAGAACTATACTATTCCAACTACTTAACAAACCCATCAGGTTCCCCAGCAGGCACTGCCTCATTTAATACAGATGGAACAATTACAGGACCAGCTTATACTACAAATTACTACAATTATCTTTCAACTACATTACCAACTTATAGATATATTCCTACAGAATCAAACGCTGCTATAGGTGTAATATCTATCCCCTCAAATTTATTTGGAGAATACCTTAACCCAGGTACAGTTAGTATTTCAAACGGAAATATCACCATTACAGATGATGGTTTAGGAAATATGATTTCCGGTTCCTTAAAATTTGGAGATGTAATTTATGAGCATGGGATTATTACTATAACTAGCACTGGAGTTACTGGTGTTGATGATGGGTATGGTTATATAACTTATGGTTCGGGTTTATATGGTGGTGCTACTTTTAATTTTATAAACGGTTTTATAAATGGGAATAACGTAACATGTTCTTTCCAAAGCACAACCACAATATATGAAACCCAATACAAATGCACTATCAGACAAAATGAATTTAATTTTTCACAAAACCCAACAATTTTAGGTTTACTTGATCAAGGATACGACATAGATTACTATAATGAAGTATTAACCTATGAAGATGATGCTATATATGATGGGTATGATTCACCAACATCAACAACCGATATTTATCCTTGGGCAACAGGTTCATATTTTACACCTTATATCACAACAGTAGGATTGTACAATAACAACAAAGAACTTTTAGCAGTAGCTAAACTTGCTCAACCTTTACCAATCTCATCAGTTACCGATACTAACATAATAATCAATTTAGATTTATAATATTTATAACATATGGCAAATACACTTACTCAAGTAGGAATTGAAACAGGAAATGCAGTTGAGGCATATCATGTTACTCAATCAATTGATGCTTTTACTGGAGCAATAGCATATGATATTACTCTTTCAGGCTCATTTAATATGACGGGCCCCATTAATGGACAATCAGGATTAATTAACCCATTAACCGCCTCTTATGCCATATCATCATCGCGTGCTATATCGGCTTCATTTGTAACCAGTGCTTCATATGCTTTAAGTTCTTCACGTGCTATATCGGCTTCATTTGTAACTAGTGCTTCATATGCTTTAAGTTCATCTTACGCGGTAACAGCTTCTCATGTACCGAACACATTTGTACAGAATGGAAATAGTTTTGGTACAACCGCAACACTTGGAACCAATGATACTCAACCTTTAATATTTGAAACAAATAATACTCAAAGAATTTACATATCTAGCTCAGGTAACATTGGAATCAACACTATTTTACCTACAGCTCGTCTCTTTATTTCAGAATCTACTAGCCAAATTGCATTGAGAATTTCCCAAGCAGGTACAGGTAATGCATTGCAAATAGAAGACGCTGCATCAGATACTTCTCCATTTATAGTAGACCAAAATGGTAATGCTGCTATAGGAAAAACTTCAGTTGATTCTTATGGTACAAATCCTTACAAACTACAAGTTAGTGGAAGTACAAATCTTTCCTCACCCCAATCTTTTACAACTAGTCAACCTCCAGTATTATCTATTACTAATCTTTTTGATGGTTTTAATAGAATGATTGAATATGCTACTAGAATCTCTGGTTCTGCAACATATGTTAAAAGAATAATATCTAATGGTGGGTATCATGCAAATAATCCTGTATTTCATAACTATGCTTGTGATATAATTGGTGAATCTAATAATCCTACTAGCGGATTAAACAATAATATAGATTATACTCTAGGTTGGAGATGGGGAACATTCAACTCGAGTAATTATCAGATATACATGCAGCTAAATTCTAGTGGATCTAAAGCTGGAAATTTAGGTTTAGGCTTAGGATCTTTTGGTGATCCTAATTATTTAATTCATTTAGGAGCAGATTCTGCAGGTAAACCAGGTGGAGGAAGCTGGACAGATAGTTCAGATGAACGACTTAAAGAAAACATTGAATTAGCAGATTTAGATATATGCTATAATGTTGTTAAAAATTTACCACTTAAAAGATATCGTTGGAAAAATAATTCATACACAGATGAACAGATAGTAGATAGAAATGTTGTTGGGTGGATAGCACAAGATGTTGCAGATGTCTTTCCAAAAGCTGTTAATTTAAAACCATTTACTCAAGTAGATGGAACAGTTTTAGAGGATTGTCTATCTCTTAACGAAACAATGATCAACAGAACGTTATATGGTGCTGTACAAAAACTTATACAAGAAAATGAAACGTTAAAATCTGAAATAGAGGCAATTAAAACACACTTAGGTTTATAATTTACATTTTATGTCAAATTGGTTATACAAAAATAAAGAGATATCCTCAATAGAGGATATACCTCAAAACACATTCGGTTTCATATATATTACAACTCATACTCCAACCGGTAAAAAATACTTAGGTAAAAAATCTATTTACCATAACGTAAAGAAAAAACTTACCAAAAAGGAACTTGCCGAACAACCTGTAACTAGAGGTAGAAAATCTACTACCACTACAATCCAAAAAGAATCAGATTGGAAAACATATTATGGTTCAGAGGAATTTATCAAACAAAAAATAAAAGATAAAAAACAAGAAGAATTCACTCGAGAAATACTGTTTTTTGTTCCAAATAAAAAACTTTTAACCTACTACGAGTGCAAATACCAATTTGTTTATGGTGTATTAGAGTCTGATGAATGGCTCAATACCAACATTTTAGGTAAATTTTACTCAAAAGACTTTGTTGTTTAAGGTTTTTTTCATATGTTGTAATATATGGTAAACGAACTGCTAGTTAATTTAGTAAATTCTGTTTTAGGAGCAGGAAAACGAACAGCAAGAGGAA